AATGGCGTGGGCCGTAGCCATCGCCCGCAAAACGCGGGCTTATCGTCGTCGATCCTGGTATGCGAAAGCCAAGGAAGCCGGAGTAACAGAATTGTACAACCGGGTAGCCGCCAATATACCGGATATTATTGCCGCCGAAATAAAGGCGGGATTTTCAACACCTTAAAATCAGCGAGCCATGTCTATACGTCAGGACGAAGTCCAACTCAAAATCAGTTTCATAACCGACGAATCCCGTCAGTTAGCGAAGACACTGCTCGAAACGAAGAAATATAACGATGAGATTACCGCGTCTGAAGAGCGGCTGAAAAAATACAACAAGGAACTGGCCCGTACCAACCTCACAGAGCAGGAACGCACCACCCTGCTCGCAAAAGTCGCTGCGGAAGAAAACAACGTCGCCACCAACCTCGCCAAGATCGCGGCAGCTGCCAAGGCAGTCGAAAAAATAGACCTCTCCAAACTCACCCCCGCCCAACTCACCGAGCGGGCGCGGCAGTTGGAATTGGCCCTGCGCCGCATTCCCCAAAGCGCACCGGAGTTCAACTCGCTGCAAAACGAATTGCAGGGCGTGAACCTCAAACTAAAAGAAATCCGCGATACCAATCGCGGCATAAAGGATACCGGCCCCGACGGCGGTGGCGGCATATTCGGTAGCATTATAGGCAAGGTCGGGATAGCCTTCGCTGCCGTTCAGGCATTCGCGGCTTCCATGCAGGGCCTTTTCAATTTCGCGGTCGAGGCCGTGAAAGACTTCAAGACCGGCGCAGCAGCCGATGCCGCCCTCGAAGATCGCCTCCGTAGCACGGAGGGAGCCGTCGGGCGCACCATAGACCAAATACAGGAATTGGCCGAAGCACAGGCCAAAATCACCCTGTTCGACGACGACGAAATAAAGAAAGGCGAAGAATTGCTCCTCACCTTCACCAATATTCAATCTGAAATCTACGACCGCACCATCCCAGCAGCGCTGGATATGAGCACGGTATTTCAACAGGACGTATCCGCCAGCGCCGTACAACTCGGCAAGGCCCTCAACGACCCGATCCAGGGTATCACCGCCTTATCGCGCATCGGTATCACGTTCTCAGACGAACAAAAAAAGACCATCAAAACGATGGTCGAAATGAACGACGTGGCCGGGGCGCAAGCCATCATCCTTGCCGAGGTTGAGCGCGAAGTCGGCGGAGCCGCACAGGCAGCGGCCAACGCAGAGGGCGGGCCGTTGAAAAACCTTGCCAAACGTGCCGGCGAAGTAAAAGAAAGCCTCGGCGGTCTCATCTCGCAGGGGCTGAAACGCCTGCAACCCGTCGCCGAGGTCGTCATCACCATCGTGGAGAAACTCGTAGAAGTGTTCACGGACGGGAAAGCCGCCACCGGCGAATACAGCACAGTTGTGAATATCCTCGCCGGGGTATTGAAAGCAGTAGGATTAGTGATCCAGGGCGTGGTGAATTACTCCCTGAAAATGTGGCAGGTCATCACCGACACCGCCGCCGCTTGGGGCCGATTCATAGACTACCTCCGGGAGATTCCCGTCGTAGGGCAATACATAGATACCGCCCTCCTTACCCCGCTGCGGTTCCTGCGCGATGCCATATTCAACCTGCCTGCCGCGTGGGCTGGCTTCGTCGCGGGCGTGAAACAAGGCGCTGAAAATATGGCCTTAGAGTTTCGCGGCCTCTTGCTTCGGGTGCAGGCATTCGCGAAAGAAGTCCAACTTGCCATCACTTTCGACGAAGAATCGAAACGAAAATTAGAGGCCCAACTCGCCGACATCCGTACCCGCGAAGCCGCCGCCAAAGCGGGCCGATCCGTCGGGCAGGCATACGCCGAAGCGCGGGATGCCGTGCTGGCGCAGACACCTGCGGAGACCGCCACCTCCGGCACGACCACCAAGCCCGGAACCCGTAGCGTCGGGGGCTTGGATACAGAGGAAGCCGAAAAACGCCGAAAAGCCGCCGCCGATCTGCAAGAGAAACAATTTGCGGCGCAATTAGCCGCCATCGAGGCCCACGAGAAAAAGAAAGAACTGCTCGCCGAGGCTGCCCGCATTAAGGGGCAGACCACCGAACAGCAATACCAGAAACAACTATCCGACATCTACACGGCAGCCTTAGAGGGCCGCTTGGAGGTGTACCGACGTTTTGGCCGCGAGCATGAAGCGGAAGCCTTGCAGATTCAGAACACCCTCCTGAGCATAGATAAGAAAAACGCTGCGCCCGAACTCCCGGGTATAGACCGAAATACAGACAGGACATCTATAAAAAGTGGGCAGGATGATACGGGAAGACGGCTTAGTGTTGCTGAACTTGCTAACGACACCACACAGGCGGCCCTGCGCAAAAAATTCGAGTCGGCTCTGATTTCAGAACAGGAATATAACCTCCGCAGCCTCGAACTGCAACGCGCCCACGCCGATCAGAAACTCAACATCCTCAACAGCGCCGCCGTCATACAGACGGATGCCGTGCGAAAAACGGAGGAAGAAAAAGCCAGTATTGAGGCCCAAATCGGGCAGGCACGATTGGAAAATGAACAACGCCTCAACGACCTGAAGGCACAAGCCGAGGAAGCCCGGCAGGGTGCGCTCAATGATGCCATTTCCTTCGGTATCGAAATATTGGGCCGCGACGAAGCCGCCCGCAAGAAAAATGCAGGCATCATTAAGGCCGTGGAGATCGGTCAGACGATCATCAACGGTATCTCCGAAATACAGAAGATATTTTCCGCCTGGGCCTTAACCCCCGGCGGGCAGGCCATTGCCACGCCGCTGGCCATTCGCTCCGGCATTCGCACTGCTATTGCCGTCGCCAAAATAGCCGCTACCAAATTCGCCTTTGGCGGCTACACCGGGCGCGGCTACGGGATGCCCGACGAAACCGGATTCCGGCCCGCAGGTATCGTACACGAAAACGAGTACGTGGCACCCGCCTGGATGACCCGAAACCCGGACACCGCCCCCGTGATTGCATGGCTCGAAACCCGCCGACTTCGGAAATACGCCGATGGTGGCCTCGTGTCTGTGCCTACTACGCCAACCTTTCAGACATACCAGGCCGTCACCGGAGGTTCTGTCAGCAATACCGGAATGGAACAATTCACGCGAGCGGTGTACCAATTTGAGGGAATTGTATCCGCATTCCCGAAAGAAGTACGCAGCCGGGTGGTGTACACAGAAATTGAAGACGCTCAAACCGAGCTTAATACGGTTCGGAGTGATGCGGCGATATAATTCACTCAGCGTCCTACACGCACTTAATTAATGCCAACACTTTTGCATCATGCACTTAACTCCTGCCTCCGGCGCAATATCAATAGAACAAATGCTGCTCGATCTCACGAGCGGCGGCGACCGTGTCCATCGGCTTATCTATGTGTTAGTGCAGGGTAAGCGTAAGGGCGAATTATCCGAGTTCGTCGGCTATTACGGTGCGCCGCGCCCACGCGCACAGGGCCACCACACCACCACCGCTCCCACCCCGCTTTCCAAGCGCAAAACACACTTGGAAAGCGGCACCATCCCCATGACCAAGTTCGGCGCACAGGAACTCCGTACCCTTTTTATTTGGAACATCATCCGCTACAATGGAAAACAAGTTATCTAACGACCCCCGGCGCATCGGCGCACACACCTACCACGTAGCATCCGTCGGCGGCGTGCTGCTGCATTTCGAGTCGGCCATGCCCGCAGATGCCACAAACGACGTAGGCAAGGTACAGCGCATCCCCGGCGATATGGCAGAGATCGTCACGTGGGGAGCAAAAAACGACCTCCCAAACTTCCGGGAAGAGCTCATCACGGGTAACAATATCGTTCCGGCCCTTATCGAACGAAAAGTGTCCATCATCTGTGGGCAGTCCTGGTACGCTTACCGGGAGCGTTTCGAGGATACCGGCAGCGGCCAGATGAAGCGCATTATAGATGAAGTCCCCATGCCAGCGGAGGCAAAGCCATTTTTCCAAAAATTCAAGAAAACAAACCGCAAACTCATCGGCGAATTGATGAAACACGGCATCGCTATGCCGGAGTTCATTCGGGACAAAACCGGGAAAATCGCCACTGTAAACAGCCTCGAAATGAAATACGTCCGTGCCGCAAAAAAAACAGGCACGGAAGTAAATACCTGGTACTGGAGCAACGCATGGACATCCGCCCAAATGCGCATTGTACCGAGAAAAGACCAGATACACACGGCTATTCCGGTCTATAAGGAAGGGGCCAATCAGCCCAAATTCGTTCTCCCCCTCTGTCAGGACCTGTTCAACGACGGGTATTATCCCATCCCGTCGTATTGGGGCGGTCGTCACTGGATAGAGTTATCCAACATCATCCCGCTTTTCCACAAGGCTAATCTGCGCCACGGGCAACTACCGCGCTGGAATATTATCATCCCGCATGATTACTTCTACGATTACGAGGCCATGAACCGCACCACCGACGAAACCGAGCGGGCCAACCTAATAAAAGGATTCCAGGCAAAAGAGCAGGCGTTCGTGGATGACCTCAATTCCGTACTCACCGGATTGGAACAAACAGGGCGCACCATACTGACAAAATCGGAAATGATCGAGGCATTAGGAGGGAAGTACGAAAAGCGCATCATCATTGAGCCGCTGGACGGCAAACTGAACGATGAAGCCCTGCTACCCCTCTATGCCGCCAGCAACGTGGCTAACATAAGCGCACAGGCCATCCACCCGTCGCTGGCCAACATCGAAACGCAGGGGAAACTGGCATCCGGCACCGAAATCCGCAACGCCTTTCTACTCTACCTCATCATTGCGGCCCCGTCTTACCGCGATTTTTCATATAGCGTTGTAGATGTGGCCAAGGCCGAAAATAAGTGGCCGGAAGATATTCACTACGGCATCCGCGATGCTGAAATGACCACCCTCGCAGAAAACCCCGGCGGCGTACAAGCCTCCGAAACCAACATCGGGCAATGACCGCGCAGGAATATAACACGGCATTACAGCGCATAGAGCGGGAAAGCCCCCGCGAGCCGCTGCTGAAAGCCCTGCGCAATGGCTATACCGCAGGCAATGCCCTTTTCATGGGTGTTGCCCTGAGAAGAATCCCGAAACCCGCGCCCGTGGTAGTTTTTTCGGAAATTCCGAAAAAAGAAACCGCACAGAAGGCAAAGCAAGAACCGGAAGCCGACCCCGAAAGCGACAACGATACAGAGCGGATGCTCACCCGGAAAATTGCAACCGGGTATGCCAATATCCGCAAAACGCGGAATCAGTTTCATACCTGTACCACTGCCGCGCAATTTGCAAACGTATCCGATCAGGTGCGCGGTATCTGGGAAAAGGAAATACTGACCGCCATCGCCGAGCGGCAATATTTCCGCGACTATGGCGCACTCCCATCCACCACCGATACCACGCCGGATACACCGGTCGCATTGGGAAAACATATCAACTCCATCCGCGCCCGCATCAGTCAGGCCAAAAAGATGATCGAGGCGAAAAAGAACGACCCCGAAAAAGTCAGGGAGCAAGAAAACAGAATCAATACCCTCCGTCTGCAATTAGAAATTGCAGAGGAGAAATTAAAAACAATGGAAGATGCCTAAGCCCGAACCCATATACACGCTCGCTGAATTTTCCAACGCTGACAAGTTGGATCGAATCTATATGCACCTCGTCGAGCCTAAGTGGAAGTTGAGCCTAACCGATCAGGAATCGCTCAACCAACTCAAGGCCGCGTGGAATGCAATACTCAATTTACCCAATCAAAGCAGCCGCATCCGGCACTTGGAAGATACCTTCCAGGTGACCGAACTAAAGGCACGGCTACTGCTTAAAGAAGCAAACCAGGTCTTTGGCGATCTGACCAAATTGAACTTTGAATTGGAGTTACACATGAGCCGGGAGCGATACCTGAAACTCATGCAGAAAGCCGAGGATGCGGGAGATTTCGATATAGCCCGAAAATGTCAGGAAAGCGCCGATAAAGTCATGGCCGAAATAGAGCGCCGCGCCCCGGCTAAGAAAAAGGTCTATACAGAAATCATCCTGACCGACGACCCAAAAGCCTTACAGCCCCGCAACGAGGAGCACCTCGATATGCCCGAAATAGAATACGAAAATGTCGCAACGCCTCATATACCTGAACCCGCCGCAGAAAGAGTTCCTTCGGTGTAAGCAGCCGTACAAGATGTTTCTGGGCGGGCGCGGTAGCGGGAAAACCACCACCGAATCCTTCGAGCAGTACAATTGTATGCAACAGATGCCCCGAAGTCGGGGCTTTCTTACATCCAGCACGTATGGGCAGTTGCTTACCTCTACCCTGCCCGCCGTAGAGGCCAAATGGGCAGAGTTTGGGTTGGAGGAAAACATTGATTATGTAGTCGGGAAAAAGCCGCCTGCCAACTTCGAGAAATGCCTTGATGAGCCGCGCCGCTATGAAAATGTGATTTCATTTTTAAATGGCCGCCGCATACAAATGATGTCTATGGATCGCCCGGACACGCAGCGCGGCGGCTCTTACACGGATGGCGCAGTGGATGAAGCCGCCCTCGTTTCGCACGATCATATAACCAGGGTACTTATTCCTTCGCTTCGCGGCTTCATCCGGGAGTTTCGTACTCACTTACGCGGGCAACTCCGGTCATATACCTCAATCCCCTGGAAGCCATCCGGGTATTGGACGCTGGAGTATGAAGACAAGGCGCGGATAGACCCTAAGAACTACGCATTCGTAGAAGCCAGCGCCGAGGATAACATCGAGGTATTGGGCCGCGACTACCTCGATCGCCTACGTGCCGAACTCCCCTATCTTGAATTTTTGGTCGAGGTAATGAATCAGCGCATCCGAAAAATACCGGATGCCTTCTACCATTCCTTCAATCCCGAAAAGCACACGTACACCGGGAAGTACCTATATGTGGACGGCCCACGGGGCATTGAAACCATTGGCTTAACCGATGACCACTACTCCCCGGATGAAGCAATAGACCTA